CGCTTCTACTTCAGAATTAGTTACTTATTCAGGTAAAGCTGGAAATGATTTAACAGGGTGTACTAGAAGTACAAATGGAACAACAGCTCCATCATCTACAGCAACAGGCACTACAGTAACTAATGCAACAGACTGGACAGGTTGGGGTGATGCGGTTGAAGCATCAACTGTTACACTTGAACCAGGCTTATGGTCTTTAAGTAATTTTGGTGAAGTTCTTATAGCAACAATATTGAATGGTAAAACATTTACATGGAATTCAGGGATCGCGGCTAGACTTACAACAAGAGCATCAACAACAACTTCTGGATTTGAAACAACAAATAACCCAACAGCAACAAGATCAACTTTAGTTTCTCCAACAACAAGACATTTAATTCATTTTGGAACTGAAACAACTATTGGATCTCCAGATACACAAGATGATATGTTTATAAGATTTTCTGAAGATGAAAATATAAATGCATATGTGCCAGAAGCAACAAATACAGCGGGAACACAAAGATTACAAGATGGTACAAAAATTATGGGAGCATTAGTTGCAAAAGAAAATATTCTAGTGTGGACTGATAACTCACTTTACACAATGAAGTTTGTGGGTGCACCTTTTACATTTGGTTTTGAACAAGTTGGAACTAACTGTGGATTAATAGGACAGAACGCTGCAATTGAAATTGATGGTGTTGCGTATTGGATGGGTACAAATGGTTTCTTCTCTTTTGATGGTACTGTTAACTCATTACCTTGTTCTTTAGAAGATGATGTTTATGACAATATTGATACTACAAAAGGTCAACAAATTAATGCTGGTATAAATAATCTATTTACAGAAGTAACATGGTGGTATCCAACATCAGGTTCTGATTTTAATAATAGATATGTTGCTTATAATTATGGTGAAGATAATGCTAGATTACCTATGGGTAATTGGTATGGAGGCACAAATACAAATTCAATTAGAACAACTTGGATTGATTCTTTAATTTACCCTAAACCTTATGCAACTGCATTTAACAGTTCTAACACAGGAACTTTTCCGGTTGTTGTAGGTGAAACTGGATTAGGTCAAAGTGTGTTGTTTGAACATGAGATTGGTACTGATCAAATTAATCCTGATGGTAGTACAACAACTTTAACATCTTTTGTACAATCATTTAGTTTTTCTTTACAAAAAGATCAAAGTGAAATCTTTTTAGCTATGAGAAGATTTTTACCTAACTTCAAAGTTTTAACCGGAAACAATCAAGTCACAATAGGAATTACTGACTTTCCAGCTGAATCTTTATCAGATTCAACATTAAGTCCCTTTACAATTACCTCATCTACGAATAAAGTAGATACAAGAGCAAGAGGAAGATACGCCAGTATTAAAATTGAAAACACAGGATCAGGTGAAGCGTGGAGATTTGGTACGTTTCAAGTTGATCTACAACCAGATGGAAGAAGATAATGACAAAAGTAGTAGTAAGATTACCTGAACCTAAAAAAGAATATAGTGAAGATAATCAAAGACAAATTAACAGAGCGTTGACTAATATTATAGAACAATTAAACTCAACATATTTAACACAATTAAAAGAACAATCTGAAAGATTTACTTGGTTCAATTCTGGAGGAATACGTGGCTAATATTTATAAAAACGCACAATTTGATTTAACAACTACTGATGTCACAGACATTTATACTGTTCCATCTAACTCAAGAGCTATTGTACAAAATATTCACACAGCGAATGTAGGTGCAGCTAACACTGAAATAAAAGCTTTTATATATGATGATTCTGCATCAACATCGTATCAGTTTGCAGAACACACAGTAAACTCTGGAGATTCAAAATCTATATCTGATGGATCCATCATATTAGAAGAAAATGATAAATTACAATTACAAGCAGGTTCCGGAAACATATTTGAAGGAACTTGTGCAATACTAGAAATCAACAGGGAGGACAGATAATGTCATTTGTAGAAACAGAAGCTTCTGTAAGGTATGAAGTAATAGATGGTAAAAGAATACCTATTATTACACCTAAAACAGAAGTAACATTAACAAACACAGTTACTGGTAAAGAGTATAACTCTGATGCTGAAGCGTTGCAGGATGTTCAAGATCCTAATACATCTACAGAAGCAAGCCATATCAAAAGAGATGTTCATGTAACTGTAGAATCAATACCTTTAGGAACGGCTACAAATATCAGCGATTGACGGAAGTAGGAAAAACAAGTAAAATTAAGAGTTATGGGATTATTTAAATCAGCAAAAAGAGCAGTCAAAAAAATAACTAAACCAGTAGCAAGGGTACTTAATAAAGTCGTACCTAATGAGATTAAACCATTTTTACCTTACGCTGCAGCAGTAGCACCTTATTTATTACCTGCTGGAACTGCTGGTGCAGGACTTTTAGGCACTATGAAAGGTAGAGCTTTTCTTACAGGCGGTCTTAATCTTGCATCACAATTAGCACAAGAGGGAAATGAAGAAGGAGATTTTTCTGCATTATCTTTAGGACTAGCTGGATTACAAGGAGCACTTACAGCTCCAGGTGCAGCAGAAACTTTAAGAGGTATGCAAGTAGCAGATACATATAATCCTGAATTAGCACAATTAGGTAAGCCAGAATTAGTTGGTGAACCATTAAGTTTTTTAGATAAAGCAAGAAATGTTGGTTTAGGCACTTTAGAAAAAGCAGCAGTTGCTTCTGAAGGAATAGCAGGAACTTTACAAGATCCATTTAGCGCTAGTTTAGGAGAATTTGGAAAAGCAGCAGTTGTACCTTTTAGTCAGGGATCAATGGATTTAGGTATGGCCACAGCTAGACAAGCATTAAGAGATTATGAATTAGAATTAGACGCATTCAACGCTCAAGCAGGCGCTAATCAAGCAGCGTCGGACGCGGATAGAAGAGCAGCTATCATTGCTTCAATGACAAGAGCAGATTTTACACAAGATATTATAGATGAAACATTAGGTCAATTAGGATTAAAAGATGGTGGTATAGCAAGATTAGGTTTTGATAATGGTGGTGATGTATCTTTTGGTGGTATTAAAGAAGCCATTAAAGGTGTAGCAGAAAACAATATGGAAGAAGGTGTTACTCAAATGTATGTATCTGATTCAGCGGGTGTTATACCTTTAAGAGATGGTGATGCTGTTACAGGTAAAACTATGGATATGATGGTATCTGGATTTGTAGAGCCTTATACTAAAAATGATTTTAGAGATCCTGATGGCTATGAGAGATTTATGGATGTATTTAGCGAATTTAAAGAAACCAAGATGAAAAAAGACGAAGAGCTTAACGAAGAAGGAATGAAAGATGGTGGTATAATGAACGCGAAACGTGGATTGGTAGATGGGCCTGGTGGTTATGCAGGTGAAAGAGCAGGATCTCTTAATAATAAAATTGAAGGTTTTAGTCAAAAAATGTTAGATGAATATTTACAAGGAAATATACCAGAATTTAAAGGTGAATCAGTAAGTGAATATTATAGTAGACCTAATTTTGTTGATGCAAACGCAATAACTAAAATCATTGAAATGGGTGGTGATTATGATGATGTTAGAGAAACATTAAAGATAGATATTAGTGATGAAAGACTTGATGATATATTAGGATACAGCGATAGTAAGTTTTATGACAATATGAAAAAAGGTGGACTTGCTTCTTTTAAAGATGGTGGTATAATGAATTTAGGTGGTAAAGAAATGGATATGAGAACAGGTGGTTTCATACCTATTGGTGCCAAAGAGAGAGCGGACGACGTCCCTGCAAGATTAAGCAAAAATGAATTTGTAATGACTGCCGATGCTGTTAGAGCGGCTGGTGGTGGTAGCGTAAATAAAGGCGCAAAACGAATGTATGATTTAATGCATAACCTAGAGGCAAGAGCATAATGGCAGAACCAACTACAATATCACAAGTATTACCCGCACCGATATTAGAAGGTGCACTTACAGCATTTACTAAAAAATTAGAACCATTAATTGGTCAACAAATAAACACAGCGGCATACGCACCGCAGATCGCAGCAGAGTCTGCACTTCAACAACAAGCGCGGACAGCGGCTGGTGGATTAGGTTCACTTACAGGACCACAAGCGTTTGAACAATTTATGTCACCGTATCAACAAGAAGTTATTGATACAACATTATCTGAATTTGATAGACAAGCAGCAATTAACAGAACAGGTATGAGAGATAGAGCTATTCAATCTGGAGCTTATGGTGGTGGACGAGAAGGTATTATGGCTGCAGAATTTGATTCAAGAAATTTAATGCAAAGAGCAGGATTACAAGCACAATTATTACAACAAGGATTTCAACAAGCACAAGCAGCAGCGGCACAAGATTTAGCTGCAAGACAAGGACTTGGAACTTATCAAACACAATTAGGTCAAGCAGGCCAAGCACAAACTCAAGCTGGATTAGACGCAGCTTCGGCAGCAGCAAGAGAAGCACAATTTGAACCTTTCACTAGATTAGGTTTAGTAGGACAACAACTTGCACAGATTCAACCAGGTGCATTCCCTACTCAAACAGTAGGATATGCTGCGCCAGCAGCACCAGCTAGTCCATTATCTACAGCTTTAGGTGTTGGTACTGGTATCGCTAGTATTGGATCTAAACTGGGATTATTTGGATAATGAGTAAAATATTAAGACGACCAATGTTCAGAGGTGGAAAGGTTTCGAGTTATGGAACGGGGATCGCTTCTGGATTAGGAAAACCTAAAAGAGGATTTGTTGATGAACCTGGTAGCTACGCAGGTGAAGAATTTTTAATTGGTCAAGGTATGTTTGATGAACTGCAAAACAAAGGTG